TGCCGTCGTTGTCGTCGTCGGTTTTGAGTGTGGTGACGGTGATAATGTCATCGGTGTAAATCGCGTCAAGGCTTACCGGTGAGTAGTACCTGGTATCTGTCTCCGCGTAGAATCTGCGCCCGGTGTGGTTGTCGATCAACCGGCTGACGCTCTCAATGGTCGATTCCAGGTAGAAGTCGTCATCTCTTTCGTCAAGCGGTATGCCGAGCGCGGTCTTGACTGTTACGAGCGTTGTATAGCCGTTTGATATGGTCATTATTTCACCTTGATACCCTTAGCATGAGCGGGTTTTTCCACCACCTTGACGGCAGGCTTGACCAACTCCGCGTACCCGCCCCGTAGAAAGTTGTCACACGCAACAGGGTCTAACAGGTCAACTTCTTGACCTTCCTTGAACCTGATAGATCTTCCGTCTACCAGCCCGTTGAAGTTCTGCAAAATTCGTATCTTCATGTTTATCCTTTGTCCTGGAGGTATTACCCTCCAGGACGTCTTTACACTAAGTTCGCACGTATTGCGCGGCAAATGTTGCGAGGTTCGGGTCAGCCAGCACGCCGTTCTTACCATACAACAGCGCAACCGCGCCGTGCAAAACTGCCGCCGTGCCACAAGTCCCGTAGAGTTTCATGTGGGGCTTCGCGGAGTTGATAGGAACGTCAAGGATGTACACCTTTGACGCGCCGGTTGTGCCGAAGTCAGTCAGGGCTGCGGTTGTCGTTTTCTGTGCGTAAGTCCCCCCTGACGCGTCGCTCTCGGTCACGGAGCAACTAACGCCCCCGCCCGTTGCGACTGTGCCAACGAGGAACAGGAACCCGCAACGCCCGTACCCTGTGCCGTCAACAGCGGTTGCAGCAATCGCGGCTCCCGACTTTGAAACGGGTACAACCGCAATTACTGGTTTTACATAGGCGAATAGTTCTTCCATAAGTCACTTCCATTCCGGGGAGGGCATTACACCCTCCCCCTTATTTGCCCTTACGTTAGGCCATTGAGCCGATTGCAAACGCTTCCGACTGCATGACCACGCCGCCGTGACGGAATGTCGCCAGCAAGCCGACTTGACGGTTGCCCGCGTACAGTTCGTTCAAGCGCCGGATTACCAGCCCCTTGCGCTCCACAAGCGCGTACAGCGACCAGTCACCGAACACGATTGACTTGAATTTGGTGGTGGTGTACGTCGGCATGTAGGTCGAGGTGAACGCCCGCTTGCCCATTATGCTTTCCTCGTTGATCTCGTGCGCCCCGAAGGTAAACACGTTCGCGGATACCAGCCCGCGTAACATGCCGAGGGTGTCGTCGTTCATTGTCCACACGGCGCGGTCGCGGTACTGACCGGCTAACTTGTGGTACAGTTCTGGGATTTCGGCTGCGGCGATTGAGTTGGTGTCGTCAAAGGTGAGCGCGGCAGTCCCGCCAACGGTCACGCCCTGCGGCGCGGTTGTGCCTGCACCGATAAGCGCGTTGCGGTTCTCGGTCATGGCCATCCAGCGACCAAACGAGTTAGCCAGGAACTGGTTGAGGTTCGCTTCGCTGTCTTCCAGCAGGTCTTCGCCAACCTTTACCAGTTTTGTGAACGGGTAGATGGTCGCGGCTGCGTTTCCGACTGTCGGCTCGTCTTCGTCAACGGCTGCCAGATCGTGCGCTGCCTGTGCGAAGTAAGCCTGCGAGGTCGCCTCTACCGGGATGTTCAAAACGTCACGTGAGGTTTGCAGGATGGTAGCGCCAGCCCGGCGCGGGATGGAAAGTTCATTCCGTTTTTCGATGATTCCGGCAAAGGAATCTTCAGGAACGAGGTATCCACCAACTCCGGCGGTGTTCTCACCCATTGCGGCTTTCAAACCCTTGACCTTTTCGCCTGTGCGCAGGTAGTGCATGAACGCGCGGTTCGGGTCGGGGTCGCCAAAATTCTCGGCTTTGATTACAGCCGGTGCGTTGATCGCGGGGGCGTTGACCATCTTTTCCCACTTCGCACTTGCCGCTTCTACGGCTTTGTTGACAATAGCGTCAACGTCGATTTCGTTCTTAATTTCGTCTTCCATAATTTCACTCTCCTGAGTAGGTGTTACAGTTTTTGTTTGCTCTGGAGATTCGTCAACCGTCACGGACTGCATTTCTGCCTCTGCCGTAACCTCTGTGATGCCTTCCCCTTTTGCGTTGAAAACGGCAAAATCGTTTGCCGGTCTTCGCCATTCGTTCGTGTCAAATAACGCCAGTTCGCCCAACGGCCATGTCGAAATTTCGTCACCGTCAAGCCGGACTAAATGCCCGATCGCGCCGGATGAAGCGCGTACCTTCTCGGTCTTCGTTGTGGTGATTCGTTGCGCCAGTTCCTCTGTCGTGTCCATCCTGACGCTGAACCAATGCCCCTTTGCGTCGGTGTGGTCAAACTTCGCAACACCGATCACGGCGGGCGTTTCCTGCCACGTTTCAGGGCTATCAGGCCCGAACCCGTGATAATAAGTGACTGGTATCTCTTGCCCGTCTTTCAGCCATAAGTCGGTACGCTCGGTGAACGTCTGTCCGTCAGAATCCTTGCCGTTGTACGGACCGCCAAACGGCACGCCCAAAACTGCGTACTCTTTCGGGTCGAGTTCGTCATACTTCTTGACCGGCTCGGCTGGTTTTCTTTTGTCGGCTTTCAGTCCTTCGGGTAGTTGTGTCTGTATTTTTAGTTGCATGGTCACCCCCCTCTTACTTGCGCTTATAAATCGCACAGTTTTTTTCAAGGTCAATTCCAATTTGTTCGAGATGGTACTTTAAGAACACTTCACGAATCAATCCAAATGTGTTGAATATGGCAGAACTTTGTGCGCCCAAAATATCAAGCGAAATATAAACGAATCCTTTTTCGTCACCAACCCACTCAAGGCTATAAGCCCATTCGTTTGTCTGTTCGTCTCGAAATTGCTTTGCAATTATTTTTGCTTCCTGCATATCAGCTCCCGCCCAATATCTTTTGTAGGTCTTTTATGATGATTTTCTTTACACGGTCAATATTCGCCAGCAATATTCCCTGCGCTGTATTCCAGCCATGCTCCGCGTGAAAGTGCGTTTGCATGTCCTCGTCCATAACATAGCGGTTATAAGGAACTCCGCCGCTACTAATTGTTAGCGTTCCGCCGCTTGCTTTGTGCATCCACGAACCGCGAAGTTTATTTGTTCGCGCATATCTTGACCCAGCAGGAACCGGCGGGTATTTCTGGAATTTACTTGTTACCAATTCCGCCCCAATACTGCCGAGGCTGTCGTCAAGAAAATCTGACTTACCAGCCGCATCAAGGCGTGATACAAGTTCGTCTATTCCGTCAATGCTGATAGAAAAACTCATTCAACCCTCTCGTATTCCACATAACATTCACAGTTGATATGTTCGGGGGGATAACCGACTTCCGAACACGGTTTACCGTCTTTGCTCTCACAATCACAATGGCTACGATCCGCCTCATTCTCTGACACGCGCCAGGTTTCCTTGAACTCAAATCCCTTGCTTTGTAAATCCCTCACACACTCGCGCTCGCTTTGAACCGCCGCGTTGGTCGTTTCGGTAATCGCGATTGTCCGCGCCCTGCGCTCTCCGAATAATGGCGATAACCTATCAATAAGGTCTTGCCGCGTCCAATCATTCTGGTAATATTTCTGGATGTAATCTATCAGGGTATCTCTGTTTGTTTTTCCCCATTGTTTGATTAGTTCCCCCGCGTGCTGTCCCGCCCAATCTACCGCGCGTTGGTTTGTAGTCATCCAATCAACCACGATCCGCGCATCGTTATAGAATCTTGTCGCCTGTGCAACGTAGATTTCCTCGAATACGGGCGTGACAGCAGCGCGTAACTTCTTACCGCCGTTGTTCCAGTAAGACTCAGGCACGTTGGATAGATTCGGCGGGTCGCCAACGTATTTCATAAGTTCAGCGAGTTCACCATCCCACGCCTTACCAAGCCTGCGTGCCAGTTCACGCTGAAACTTATCGCGCTCCGAGACGCGGGATTTTAGGCTGCGCTCTATGCGCCCTATAACGTCCCTCAAGTTATCTACCGCGTCTACCATTCATTCTCCAGAAGGGCGTAGATTGCAAGCACCTCGTCGTCATCGTTTCTGAACTTTGCCCGTTGGAATAACGCGGCGGCTGCTGAATCCTGACTGACTTCGATCACCCCCAGCGTCGGCTTGTCCACACTCGGCGCGCCTGAAACAATATCTTTACTTGTTAGCGCGTGTACCTGCCCAATGGTTGGCTTGTCAACAGTCGGAACGGGGGTTATTACATCTTTGCTGACTAAGGCGTGTACCTGCGCTATTGTCGGCTTGTCAACAGTTGGTACTCCGCTCAAAACATCTTTCGAGGTGAGGGCGTGAATCTGCGTGAGCGTCGGTTTATCTACCAACGGCGCGGGAGTTGCGATGTCCTTTGAGACGAGCGCGTGTTTCTGTGATAATGTCGGCTTGTCAACAGCCGGTACTCCGCTTGCCACGTCTTT